TTGTGCTTTGTGAACATTACGCATCGAAAAACTCCACTCGTTGAATTGTCCCGTTCTCCCGCTGCCCGTTCGGCATCCGCACGAACTGCGACTTGAGCCATGTCTTCGGGTCGCCGCCCAGGCGGACGGCCTCCTCCATAAATTTCCGGTCACTGGCCTCATCGGTCGCCCGATACCAGCCATGCAGCGACTTGCTGCCGCTGAAGACCACCATCCGCAGATCGCGGAACTCGGAGAGCCAGATATGCCGCGCAGCCTGCTCGTCCAAGGTTGCCCCGTCATCAAACTCCACCACGATGTTCTGACGCGGCCCCGTGTTGTCCAGGGTGTGCGCCGACAGTTCCCCGTCGCTCTTGCGCTTGCCCTCGAGGGCCGACATCGCGTTCGGCACGACGAACTCCCACATCCGCAACTGCCCGGCAAAAGCCGACATCGCCGCCGTCTCGAACTTCGCCACCCCAAGCCCCACGCAAGCAAGCACCTCGCTGCCGCCCAGCAATGAGCCAAGGAACCACTCAGGCGCGGTCTTCTCCATCTCCGCAGCATCCAGTGCCGACGCCTCCCGCAGCTTCTCCAGCGACCACTCCCGCCGCTTCGACAGCCGGCGGCACTCCGCTTGCAGGGTCTTATTCGGCACCGGCCAAGGCCTCACCCTCGCTGTGCCCGTGCTCGGCGTCACCTCATAGGCGTATTGGATGGCCGACAGGATCTCGCGGTCCGGCGTGAACCGCCCGCCGTTGTCCTCGCGCACCGCATCCACCATCCGCCGGATGATGTGATAAGCGCGGGCATGGCCGATCCCGTCATCGCGCAGCATACACGCCCAGGCATAAATCTGCCCGTGCAAGCTGGATGCCTGCCGCTTGCGCTTGTTCGGGTTGCGGCACCAGGCGAGGAATTTGCTGTCGGTCATGCGGCCTCCCCTAAAAACTCCGAGATCTGGTTGCTCTGGCTCATCGCTGCCAGCACAAGCGCCCGGGCGAGATGTCGCGGCACCGCGTTGCCGATTTGCTTGATGGCTTGCGTCTTCGTGCCGCTGAATTGGTAGTCGCGCGGAAACCCTTGGGCGGCGGCAAGCTCGTGCGCCTGGAGCATCCGAAAGCGGATGTCGAGCAGGTATCGGTTGCCGTCAACGACGACCTCGGGCCGCGCCAACCCGAAACGGTCCCGGGTGGTTGCCGTGCCAAGCGGCTCATTGACGCTTTGCGCCCGTCCGTTGCCGTAGTATTCGACCAGAAATGGCTCGATGAGCGCAATGGCTCCGGCAGTGCTGACAGTCGGGGCGGGCTCGCTCACGGGCCGCAGAGCGCCGCAGGACTGCTGCGGGAGCAGACAGGGCTCCACAAGACCGTGATGCACGCCGCCAGCGGTCACGGTGCCTAGCGGATCGCTAATGCTGCGGGCCGACGCGCGGCATTGCGCCTCGGACGTGCCGCGCATTTCGATCAAATACGGATGCGCCAGTGCAATCGTTCCGCCCTTGCCGGCAACAGTCGGAAGCGGCTGTTCCAAGCTGCGCGCCTTACGTTTGCCGTGATGAGCGACGTGGATTAGATACGGCTCAGTCAGCCCGAAGGCTCCGCCTTTGGCCGTGGTGATCGTCGGCAATGGTCGGTCGGCGTCTCGCACTGATCCGCCGTGTTCCATTGTCTGAATGAACGGTCGCAGGCCAAAGCGTTCTAGCCCGTCCATGATGCGCGCCATCGTCTTAGGCTTTAACGGGCGCTTGCGCTCGTAGATAGATTCCCCCGGAATGTCCCAGTCAATAATCTGCTTGGCTGCCACCCAAGGCTTACGCCCGCCTAACAAATCACCCTCGCCCGCCGCCGCGTGCGTCGGATCGGGCCAGACAATCTTGCGCCTGCCGCGCACCGCTTGAACAAACAACCGGCGGCGTGTGGTGGGGTCGCCGTAGTTGGCCGCGCACAGGATCTTCCATTCGACGCGGTAGCCCAGACTTTCCAGCGCGCCAACCCACGCGGCGAACGTTGCGCCTTTTTTGGACTTCATTGGACGACCCTCCACGGTTAATCCTCCCCAGCCCAAAAACTCGGGCACATTCTCCACAAGGATTGTCGGTGGCATAAGCGCATCGGCCCAGCGAATCACACACCACGCAGTCGCGCGGCTTTGCTCATTGATCGGCTTGCCACCTCGAGCAACCGAGTGATGTGTGCATTCCGGCGAAGCCCACAGCAAATCAAGCTCACCGGGGGCAAACAGGTCGCGCGGGTTCAGCGCATCGAGTGACGCGCAAAAGTGCCGCGCCTCGGGATGGTTGCGCGTGTGCGTCTCCACGGCGACGGGCCAATGGTTGATGGCCGTGAGCATCGGGCGATAGCCCAATGCCTCCACGGCCTCGCACGCTCCAGTGGATGTGCCGCCCGCGCCACAGAACAGGTCAGCAATCTTAATTGCTTTAGACAATCGGCACCTCCGGCAGTTCCATCCAATGCGTGATAACGCTGTCGATGCCCGTGTCGCTGTGCGCGTCATTCCAGCCCTGCAACAGATCCATCGTTCCGTTCTCGGAATAACAAGCGATGAAAACGCACTCGCCATCCGTCGCCAGCACGCAGCGCGGGTTGCCCGGGAGTTCCTTGTCGGCGGGTGTCCACTCACTCATGGCCGCCCTCCTTCCACATCCGAACCGCGCGAAGCGCAGCACAATGCGCCTCATGCCGCTCCTGGCTCGTGTCGTCGGCCGGCGCGTAGGCCATCCGCTTGACGAGCTCCCGCGCCTCGTTGCGTTCTTTGGCGAGACGCAGGATGGCGCTGTCGATGGTGGGTTGGGAGGCGATCATGCGGCCTCCTTTGCCGGGGCGCCTAAAGTGGGAACGTAGCCCTTGGCTTGATTTAGATACCTTCCGCCAAAAGTCGGTCCATCAACATCGTTTGTACCTGTATCAAGCTGAATGCGCCCCCATCCGGGTATTTCGTAAGCGATAACTCGAGAGTAGTCATCGTGCCTGGGGTCGCCCTCTGGAAACTCGCGTTCTGGCAGATCAAGTTCAGTAAAAAATCCGCCCATTTCGTTGATGACCATCGGGACCACATAGTCACAGTTGTCGGTGTCGTCTCTTTGCAAACCCCAGAACGCCACTTCTTCAACACTGGTCGTTTGCCAGCAATGGTTGTAGAAAACAACAAGCGTGCCCGGAACGGCTGGGACAATCTGTTTGACCGTCCTCACGCCGCCCTCCTCTCCCTGTATTGCTCCGGCCGTGGGTCATACCCCTTGCGGAAGCGCCACACCGCGCACATCTGCGTGAAAGCATGGTAAGCCTCCACCAACCGCGCCTTGTCGTGCTTCACCACCTCGAGGCGCCCGGGTTCGGTCGAGCTGATGAAGAGATTCGCCGCCAGCACGCGGTCGAGATACTCGGCCCCGTAGTGCGTCGCCGCGTAGGCCGCGAGTTGCAACGTGTGCTCGTCATAGGCTTCGACCTTCTCGTCGGGCTTTGTTTTCTTCGTCTTGAAGTCGAGGATGCCCATATTCGGCGCATCCACCGGCCCCCAGGTGAAAAGACTGTCCACCCGCCCGGCAAAGCCGTGGATCGGATTGACCAGGACAATCTCGCTATGCGTCACACGGATGCCCTTCTCCCGCATCCAAGTTATGACGGGTTTGACGTAAGGGATCAGATCGGCCGGCGCTTCCTCCGCGCTGCCGCGCATCAGATTCTCGATCGCCGTGTGAATCCGGCTGCCGAGATCGGCCGCCTCGCCCACTTGGCTCATGGCGTGCTCGATGGCCCGATCGGCAAACCGATCCAGCGGTTCCTCGCCCTGCGGCGGCGGCACGGACAGCGCCGCCTTGGCCGCTTCCCTCATTTTCCATTTGGTCAGTTGCGGTTTGTCGAGGATGCCGATGATCGTCGTGACTGAAGGCAAGAGCCCCATCTTGCGCGCATCACGAATCGTCGTGGCGCGTGTTCCATCTCCGTCCTTGGTCGGCACCGTGTGGCACGGTTTGCCGTCTAAGGAATACCAATGACTCGACCCGAGGGTCGGCTTCGTTAGGATAGCCATCGCAATCGCAAGGGTTGCGGGGCGGGGCGCTGGAGTCTTCCCGTCGAAAGTTGGACTCCGCTGCGCTCCCGCCCCAATTTCCTCAGAACGGGTCGTTGCTGTCTTTGACCGGCCCGAGAAATTCCAAGTCCGAATCATCCGACTTGGCCGACGATCCGCCGACCGAAGCAAACGCTTCGACCTTCGGCACCTTGTCCTCGAGACCATCCATGACCGGCGCGATGCCGGTGATGTTGTTGTAGGTCTTCCCGTTGCGGGACTCCTCGGCCGTCACCGTGATCTGAGCGCCCTTGCCCTTGAGCTCCTCGGTGTCCATACCGGGCTTCGGGTTCTCACCCGTCCAGGCTTTCAGGAACTTGGTCAGGTTGGCCTTCGGCCCGCCCGTGATCTTCATTTCCCGCGTGGCGAGCTTGTGCAACGCGCCGCCCTTCGTCTTCACGCCGAAGACAAAGCGCGTCACGTCCACCTTCTCCATCTCCTCGCTTTGGAACTTGGGACGATCGACGCCGTAGCTGTCGATTACGTCCACGCAGACGGCGAGGTATGTCCCTGCCGGTGGTGGTTCTCCCAGCGCGCCGAGGCCGCTGCCCGTTGATTGTGGTATCTTAGCCATGTGTTCTTGTTCTCCTTTGGTGCTTAGTTGTTCAGCGAACCGGCGCACCAGGCGTTTCGCTGTTTTGCCCGCGGCGAAGTCGCTCGACTTCCTCCCGCAGGGCCAAAAGTTCTTTCCACATCGCCACGTAGTGGTGGGCGCAAACAAACGCGCACCACTTCCACCCGTTGCGCTTCCAAAAGACCGCCGGCTGCAAAGCCGGATGCGCGTCCCGCTCGGCTTGGAGCAAGTAGGAGGGCGAGAAAGTCTCGGTGCGCTTCACCTCGACGTGACAGGGCAGATCGGTCACCACGTCGGGCGAGTCGTTGCCCCCGGCAAACTGCTGGCCGCGCCTGGCCTCGAAGCCGTGCTCGCGCAGCAACTCGCAGAACTCCCGTTCTCCACGCTTGCCCTTGTCGCGGGACATCTTGCTCATATGTTCGCCCAACCCCCATCCGCCGCTGCCTTGTCGCGGCACTTCTCCGCGCAAGCCGCGTCCCGTGCGCGTTCGTCGGCCACCATTTCGCGCAGCCGCTCCAACTCGCGCACCAGGATGCCGCGTTCAACTTCGTTCATTGCGACCTGTGCGCGTAGCTCCTCGTTCTCGCACTCTAGCCGCACGATGCTCGCCGCCATTGAGTCTTCCATTGTCCACGCTGGCCCAAAGCCAACGGCGCCAACCATCAAAGGATGCGCGGGGCCGGCATTAGCGACAGCCCCCAAGCTGTCACCGGCCCCGCTTGTTCCACCCCCGTGAAACGCCGTATGTCCGTTGGACAAATTCATAGCTCTAACGCCTCCGCTTCGGCCTTGAGCGCCGCGTCTTTAGCATTGCGGTCGCGGATAATGTAGAGCGCGTCATCGAGCGCCACCGTCATGCGATTAAGGCGTTCGGTGAGGCCCGCAATCTGGCGGTCCCGATCCGCCACCATCGCCACCAAGTTGTCCACCTGTTCGCGAAGGGCGCCGTTTTCGGCCTGTGCCTGATGGTAATAGTCCTCTAGCTCCATCTCATGCGACATGGTGTAGGCCTCCGTGGTTCTTAATGACGCTCCAGAAAATCTCCCGCGGTGGCATCCGGCATCCGATCAGGTCGCAAAAGCTCTCGGCATCTTCGGACTGAAACCAAGCGCACAGTTGCTTGTGGTCGTTAGGCCCTTTGCACGAGGCAATCGCGTGGGGAACTCGGTCGTAGCTGTAGCGCGGACCCTTCGTCGTCCACTTGATGCGCCGCTTAACCGTGCGCGGCCACGGCAAACATTTGCCCGCCTGCGTCACGATGCCGAAGCGGCAGAACAGAACAAGGTCATCGACCGCCTGCTCCAAAATAGCCCAGGCCAACAACTCCCAGCCCGTGCGCTCTGGTGTCTTGCTGGTGTTTGCTAAGGCGGGCTTGCCGTTGTGCGTTGCCGCCGCAAAGGATGTGGCCAGGTCGGCAATCATCGCAGGTTTTTGGCGATAAATTCCACGAACAGCACCAGCCCAACGGCCAACGCCGTGAGTAACAGCATTGCCTTGATGGCCGTCTCTGGGGGTTCCGGGCGGTTCATCGCGCTAGTTTCTTGCGGAGTTGCGCCAGCGCCCTCTTCACCCTGTCGGCTAAAGTAGGCGCGTGGCCTTCGGCGGCGGCAGTCATGGCGCCAAGCAGGGCCAACTGCGGTATGCATGGCCGCGATCCGTCCCGGTCGATAATGGTGGGGCGAATACTCACGCCCGCACCGCCTTTCGTGCTGCCTTGCGGCGGTTCTTTGCGGCCTTAGGGCGGCGCGGTTGCAGTTCGTTGATTAGTTCGGCCACCGTAGGCCGACGCGGTTTGGCGTTTGCTTGTCCGAGTTCGTAGCCACCGATCCACGCAAAGCCGACAAGGGCCGCGAGAGCGGTGGTTCCGAGTATGATGGTCATGTAGTCCATTGTGTGTGTTTATTTTCTGTTCGATGAAGAGGCCCGCTTACTGCTCCACCACGCCTCAAAAGATGGTTTGACGATTTCCCATCCGCCCTTGCGTCCGCGCGGCATACACGCGGCAAACTCGCCGCGATGCGCGAAACGCCGGATCATGTAGACCGAATATCCGGTCATCTCTGCGGCCTGCTCTGGGCGGATAATGAAATCGGTCGTGCTCATTTTTTGTCCTTCTTGCTGCGAGCCGTCTGACGGCTTGGGTCAAAAAAAAGAGCCTCACAAATTGCAACGACTTGCTTGCTAAAATCGCGGTGCTCGTCTGCGGCCAAAGCCGCAATCTCCTTCGCAAGCTGCGAGGGAAACGAGATGGTTTTGCGGGTCACTCCTTGCATCTGGGTGGTGTTTCTACCACCAGCCGTCAGACGGCTCAAGGAAAAAAATAAATTATCTTTTGGTCGAGAATTTGGACGTGGTGTTCGTCCGCAAAAACTCTCGCGCCGTAGGGAATCGCCGCGCCATCTCTTCAAGCACTGCGCGGGTGAAGTCGCCTTTGTATTTCTCGTCAGCGATGGCCTGAATCTCGTCAGCCAGCGCATCGGGAAACGGGATGGTCTTCCGTATCCGGTTGGCTGCTCTGTCTCGCGGTTTCTGTTGCTTCTTCATGCCTGCAAGTGTCAGACACTATATGACGGTTTGGTATGGGGACAAGTGCCCATAGCACATTTTCCGGTGTAAGCTGCTCTTGTTGAGCAACGTGGAGTATGCACGCGATAGCCAGTTCTTCTTTCATCGGCCAAGTTTCTCCTGAGGGGTCGGACATTCATTGTCCTAGGGTTTCGGTTTTTTCCGACGTTTGGGGCAGTCGGCACCCTGCGTGTGAGGAAGTGTGACACCTTGATACTTTTTTAAGAGCGCGTCCACATATTTGCTGCGAGAAACGCCGCCGCGAGCGGCATCGAGTTCAGCAACGGCCTGCGGCGAGATTTCAACGGTCTTTTTCATGGCTCTTGTTTCTTTTTTCGGCGGCAATCAGCGTGCGGACGAACGTGCTGAAGTCATTAATTCCCCTGCGCTTGGCTTCGGCCATCGCCCACGCGTAGAGAGACTGATCCACGGTGATGGTGGTTCTCTTCATAAATGACGCGCGCTGATTGGGCACGCGACACACTCGCACACAATGCCAACACTTGCCAATGTTACGGAGTATGATACCGCTGTGCTTGGCAGTTGTTGGCAGTGCTTTTGTAAACCATTGACCATTAGCGGCGACCGCTCCCCTCGAAATCGAGCGTTGGGTTAAACCAACCGTGGGTTCGAATCCCACCCCTTCCGCCATTTTGCTCTGTAAAAGCCGCACGGGTTCAGACACTTACGCCGCTCAGGCGTCTTTGCTTGTTGCGGCTTTTCATTTGCCAAAGTTGCAAAGATAGGGCAGTTTCGTGGCAGTTATGGCAGTTAGACGCAACATTAACCCCGTTCGCTTCAGTGTGCGCCGGGTGGATTGGAACCCCGACAGCCCGTGGCTTTGTGATTTTTGGGCTCACGGCAAGAGGGTCAGAAAGTTTTTTGCCTCGGAGGAATTGGCGTGGAGCGAGGGGGCCAAGCTGACGGCCAGCGTCACCGAAAGGGGCGTCCAAGTTTTACAGCATCCAGATGGTTTCACCGTCAGGGCCGCGCTTCGGATGTATATGGCCGAGGCCGACCCGCAAAGTGACAGCCACGCCGAAAAGCTCGGCATCTTTGAGCGCGCCTTTGGCGGCGCCTTCCACGGAGCGGTTACGCACATCGAGCCAATCGCTATTCGCAAATGGGTCAAGTCCCGGTCGGCCAATGGCAACACTCAGGCCATGTATTACCGCTACGCAAAAATGTTTTTTGGCTACCTCGCGGCCAACCGCTTAATCCCCCACGATCCGATGACGGCGGTTCCCGCCCCCAAGACCAAGCCGCGACGCGACATCCTAACTCCCGCCCAAATGAAGGCGCTGCTGGCCTTGGATCTGCCAGACCATGTGCGCGCCCTGTTGCTCCTTGGCGGCTTTGCCGGGCTGCGAACCGAGGAGGTTGATCGGATGGATTGGGCAAACGTAAATACTAAAACGGGCCAGATCCACGTCCCGCCCGGCGTGATGAAAGACTCTGGGGGCTATGACCAGCGCATTGTGGATTTCACCGAGCCGCTACGACGACGCAGGGCGTGGCTTGCCAAGCAAAAGGGCAAGATCATTCCCGTGGCGTCCGAAACCCTGCACACGCACCGCCGCCGCGCCTGTGCGCCCGTGCTGGCCGAATGGCCCGACAACTGCCTGCGGCATAGCTTTGCTACCTATCACTTGGGCCGCGCCAAAAATGCGGGGCTCACGGCCTACCAAATGGGCCACACCGATTCCAGAATGGTGCAAAAGGTCTATGCCGTTCCTGCCGCATTGGCTGATTGGCGGGCTTGGTGGGCTTTGTAGCTGTCATAGGGTTTTGACACCCCGTTCGCCCTTGCGTGGCGACGATCACCCGTAAATGGAAAAAGTGGGCGGCGGCGACCTGCTCCCACGGTTCCGACATCGACCCGAAGGCCCGCGAAGCGTTCCTGACTTTCCTCGACCGCTACAACCCGCACCAACGTATCCACCTTGGCGATGCCATTGACCTCGCCTGCCTCCGCGCTGGCGCTCGCCGTGATCCCGATGACCCCGACCGCGCCGAGTCCCTTATGGACGATCTGCTCGCCGGGCTTTCGTTCCTGCACGAGATGCGGCCCACCATGTATTTCCACGGCAACCACGAGGCCCGCGCCGTTGCCCTGACCCATAGCGCCAATCAGGTCGTGGCCTACGCGGCGGGCGCGGTCATGGCGAAGATCCACGACAACCTCGCCAAATACAAAACCGAGATCATCCCTTATCGCGGTATGGCCCGCGACTCGGTGCGGTATCTGGGCGGCACGGCCTTCCTGCACGGCGCTCTCTTCAACGTCAGCGCGGCCCGCGACACGGCGGAAACTATCGGCGCGCATTGTGTGTTCGGCCACACGCACCGGGTGGCGATGGAGCCCGCCCGCACCCATGCCGACGCCATCGGCTACAACATCGGGTGCCTGGCTCGCCTCGATATGGAGTATGCCGCAGGCCGGCGGCAGACCTTGGCGTGGCGGCATGGCTTCGCCTACGGCGAATACTCCGACAACGCCTGCACGGTCAACCTCGTCACTCTTTCCCCCCATTACAGGCTCCCGCTATGAGCAAGCGCGCTGCCAGCCCCGACCCCGACCTTGCCCAGTGGTGTGCGGCCCTCGCGGCTCCCGCCGTGACGGACGTAGTTCCACCCGGCTGGTTCACCACCAAACAACTTGCCGACAAGCTCGGCAAGACACGCCCAACAATGGCCCGCCTGCTGGGCGCTGCGGTAGAAGATGGCCGCTGCGAGATGCAAAAATTCCGCGCGAGCGTTGGCAGCTTTGTGCGCCTGACGCCGCATTACCGACTGAAATGAAAAAGCCCGCCACAGGCCAACGTCGGCGCAAGAAACCCGCCCCGACAATGCGGTTTAAGTTGGACGGCCAGTGGTGGCGTGTCCGGGTAGAGCGTCCACCCGACAAAGAAAAGCTCGACGGCCTGTGCCACTACAAGAAGCGCACCGTGTGGCTGAATCCCGCAGCGGTGAAAGGCGACTTGCTTGGCATTGTTACGCACGAATTAACGCACGCTTGCATCCCTCCGACTGACGAAACGCACGTTCGGGACTTGGAGCGGCTGGTTTGCGCGGTGGTTCGGTGGGCGGCGACTCGATGCAATGACGGCAAAATCAGCATCGGGAGGCATAAAGCATCGTGACCTTCTGGCCGCTCGTCATCACCACCGTCTGCTACCTTTGGACAGCCTACGGATTCTGGAGCCAAGGCCAGCCAGCCCTCGGAACGTGCTTCCTGTTCTATGCCTGCGCCAATGCGGGGTTTATGGCGATTGCCTTGGGGTGGCGCTAATCCCATCGAATCCGATGGGTTTTAATCCCGTCGAAATCCACGGGTTAAGGGCGGGGACAAATCGCCCCCCTCCTTTTTTATACCCGATCGGTGTCGCCACCAGACCACAAACACTGTTGTCGCCGTTGGGCCGCTCCCTTTCGGGTATAGCAAATGTCGATGCCTTAAACATATCACCGCCGATGTGTTCAAAAACTTTGCACTTTTCGACAGGTTATGTGGAGCGCGGCAGGATTCGATACCTGCAACTTTGGGCTTTATGGGCTTGCGTCTGCTGTTCCGCCACGCGCTCAAAAATTACGCCAACCGCTTTGCCAGATACGCCTTGAACCGCGCCAGTTCAACCGGGTTCAAATCGTCTTTGCGCCCCGGCGAAACGGTGCGATGATCGGTCACATCGCCAAGCGCAAGGTTGTATTCGCGCATGATCGGCACAAGGTATTCCGCCATCGAGGCCATCTCGTCCTCGCCTAACGGGCGCTTGTAGGTATCGCCCTCAAACGCCGCCCCAACGCTCCACGAATTAAGGTCACGCTTGCCACGCCAGGAGCTAACGCCAGCGTGCCATGTTCTTTCGTCTGGATCGGCCAGCGTAGAGCGCCGTCCGTCCTTCGCCACGATGGCGTGGTAGCTCACGCGGCTGGCAGGGTTCATGCACCATGCGACTGAGCCCGCGTAAGTGCCGCTTGTGTGATGCAATACAATAGCCTTGGGCGTGATACGCCTGCCTTGTGAGGTATTAGGCGTGTTGAGCAGTTTTTCGGGGTATCCGCTACGGCTTTTCGCCTTTGTGCTTGGGGCGCTTTTTGGCGGCTTTGCGCTCGGTTTCGGCGCGTCTGTGGATTTCGGTGTGTAGGAGTCCGAGAAGTTCGGCAAGGTCGGTCGTGGGCCACGCCCGAATGGCGCGAATAAGCGTTTTAGGTAGCACAGCGGGTTCACTTCTTGTAGCCGCTCTCAAGCGGCTTTTCCAAATTCACGAAAAACTGTTTCGTCTCGAAATTGTAGCCGCCGCCCAACTTCATCCCGGCGCAGCCGGTGAGGCAAAGCACGAGCAGCGCCAACAGGACCGGGCGCATTACTTGGCCTGCTTGCGGAATACGTTGATGAGGCCAACCAGCGCCAAGCCGACCGCGATAATCGCGTTGGCCTGTGAAGGGTCGAGTTGCACGCCGACAGCCGTCAGCAGCATAATGAGCCCGCGCCAAGTGGAGTTTTCCGTCAGCCTTTCAAGCAGGTAGTTCATGCCCCTTGCGGGGTGTCAAAGCCTACCCGGCGAGGTCGGTGACAGCCTCCGCGCTGGCCTCTTCAAACGTAGCCGTAGGACTTCCAAAGCTCTCCGCTGGTGCAGCGACAGGATTCATCGCCCACCCAAGCATCACGCTCTCCAACCACTGCTTGCAGGCGGTCATCTTCGGGCCGAGGGGCTTACCTGCTTGGAGCAGGGCCATTTCAAGGCGTTGCAGGGCGGCGATTTGGTAGGCGGAAAAGTATTGGCTGACGGCCTGCTCGGCGGTCATCGTAGCCACAGGCGCAGGCGTTCCCTCGACCCACTGCCGCTCCACGCGATCAGCAAACCAGACCACGTTCGGCTCCCATGCGCCCGTTTCGGGTTTCGGGATTTTGACTAGCGGCAACACCGTTTCGCCATCTGGCACATCGCGCCAGTTGCCTTCGTCATCGGTGAGCAGGCTGACGAGTTGCTGTGACGGCACAAGGCCGACTGTGAACATGGAGTTTGGGGCGTTCATATTAGGTTCTGGTAATTTCAACGGCATCCACCGAGGCCACCCATCTCCAGTTTTCGCTGGCAATACCAGTCACAGATATTGACAGCGCATCGCCGTTGGTGTCAGGGTCGTTGAAAGTGATGCTTGTTCCCGCAGCATTGTCCGTCCCAATGGTTTGTGCGGTATAAACTGCGCTGCTCGTCCCGCTGACATTTTTCACGCAGAACTGGCGAACATAGTGAGCAACAGTCGCCCCGTCCGTCTTTGTGCCGACTATGTTTATGATTCCCGCCATTATTTTGTTGGTGGGAATAGTTAGGCGACTCGAAGATCCGTTCAAAAACAGTTCTGTTGCCGTGGCGTTGCTTGTGGTGCAGCGAAGGACAGCGCGAATGCGCTGCGCATCTCCATTTGCGGCGAAGCGGCCAGCGGAGTGGGCAAACATTCCGTAGCGATCAGCGACAGATCGTTCACCACAAGCAAATGATCTGGTTGCCGATGCAAGGTTGTTTTGACCCCCAGCAACAAAAGAATGGGAACCAGAGGCCGTGTTTGATTCTCCTCCGCCGACAAAAGAGCAGTTATTGGATGCTGTATTTTGCAATCCGCCAGCAACACATGACCAATCGCTTCCGCTGGCTAGGTTGCTTTGCCCACCGAGTGCGGCGGCATAATTTGCCGTGGCACTATTTTGCGATCCCAAGCTGACAGTGCCGATGGCGCTTGAGGTGGCGGAATATCCAATAGCAACGGACTCTGTGTTGCTTGCCGTATTTAGTGTGCCTATCGCAATCGAGCGGGTTCCAGAGGCTACCTGTGACGCGCCAGTGCGCGATGATTGAATGTCTACGGAGTTGGCCCCTCTTGAGTTTCCGCCAGTAGATGTTCCGTCTGGCTTTGGCCCAACAATAAACGAGCCCGTGCCCTTTGGCGTCAGCACTAAGGCCGAGTTTGTTTGGCTGTGGTTGTTACGGATGGCGACATTGGCTTGGGTGCTTGTGGTCGCATCATCCAAAAGCAAGGCAGACTCTTGCACCGTGTTCGCTGTGCTGTCTGCGCGGACGATGGCGTTGTCGGTGGATGTGCTGCCAGACACACCAGCCGCGACAGTTTGCCATGACCCATCCCCGCGAAGATAGTTGCTGGCGGAAGGTGTGCCGCCGCCCATCCGCGCAGGAGCAAGCGTTCCGCTGGAAATGTTGCTGGCGTTGGTCGTGTCGGTCGTGGCCGAGGCGGCGAGGCCGAGAGATGTGCGCTGTGCCGCTGCGTCTGCGCCCGTGAGCAGGGCGCGGCCTGCGGTGGTGCTGTCGGAGATTGCGGAAGCGGGGTGCGTGTGCGATGCCGCCGCAAAGTCCGTAGTCGCTGCTGCTGCTGCCGTGCCGAGGGTTGGCTTGTTTAGAATCTGCGCGTCACCGCTGGATGCGTTCCAGTCGGCGTTGACGTTTACTTCCGCGCCGCTGGCAATGCCGTCAAGCTTGGTCTTGTCTGCCGTAGAAAGAAATCCAGCGACAGACTGCGTGGCGTCCGAGTGCGTATGCGAGCTTGCCGCCGCGCCGACATCGGACGGCGTTCCGTAGGTGAGCTTGTTGCTCGTGTTGTTCCAGTAAACGATACGATCCGCGCCCGCATCGTCTGCCGAGATTGCGCCCGATGAGACGGAAAGGATATCTGCGGCGGTTGATTCGATTGAGACGGTATCGCCGCCACCTCCACCCGTTGCAGCCTCCCATGCCGCTCCCCCAGCCCCGTCAGACGTAAGGACGTAGCCGTCTGCCGCGGCTCCGCTGCCGAATTGATCGGCGTTGTCGCTTGTGAGGGCGAGGGTGCCGCTGGCGTCTGGAAGGCCATAGGTCTGGTCATCGGTGAGGTTGCTTTGAGCGTCGAATGTGGCTGAATGACCGTTTGCGTTGTCTCGCAACACAGCATTGCCGTATATATTTAAGCCCGAAGCACTTAATTCAGCGGCATTTTCGCCTGCTGTTGGATAGCCAAAATAAAAAGTGTCATTGTTGTAAACAAGACCGCCAATGTCGCTTCCGCCCGTAGAATTTGAAAAATATATTCCGCTGCCGTTCCAGCCGCCAACTCCTTGAACTAAACCGTATCCAGATGCACCGCCCACAACAGGGATTAATGTTGTATCAACTGCGGCTGCGTCTTCTATGGCAAGTCCTGTAAATGTTGGCGAATCGTGAGTATTGAGGTCTTGGTCAAAAATCTCATCCGCGCCTTCGGGGAGGTGGCTGGCGGCATGAAGATTCGGGTCGCGGTCATCCGAAAGGCGGGTGTCGTTGCCGAGAACGACTTCAGTGCTGCTGGCGTTGCCTGTTTTTGCCGTTTTTAGCCCAATAGTATTTGAAGCAGCAGCGTCCGAAACATCAAACAAATTGGCTTGATCGACCTCGACGCTGCCCGCCTGAGGACTTACGGCGCTCCACTGTCCTGTTGCCTGCCAAGGAAAGCTTGCGCTGCTGCTCTTTTCAAAAAGATTAACATCTGCTTTGTTGGTTAAAAACCATTTAGACAAGTCGCTGTCCCACCAGATATAGCTCCGCGTGGTGGCGTTTTCGTAGACGGGCTTGCTGTTGTCGCTTCCGTTTCTAATGTAAATCCCGCCATGAGTGCCGCTGCCCCCGCTTTGGGTGACAAAAGCCGCGTCGGCAAATACATCAGACGGCTGATGATCGTGGTTGGCGTTGGCGGCGCCAATCGAAGCAGGCGTGATGGTGACGGCCCCCGTGTCGCCGTTCACGCTCGTCACCGCCCCCGACTCTGCGCCCCACGCGGGTATGCCGTTGGCGACTTTCAACACTTGGCCGCTTGTGCCGATGGGGAGTCGGGAAGCAACCGATGCCCCGCGATAAAGGAGGTCGCCTTGGGTCGTAAGCGTTTCAATGCCTGCCCCCGCTGGCCCCTGCGCCCCGGTTGGCCCAGCCGGGCCGATGGTCGGCACTACCACGTTCACTGTCTGCGGCGAAGGCACACCAACCTCAACCGCGTTGGTGTTTAGACTGACCTCAACTTTGTGGTAGGCGGCCATGTTAGAGCGGGGCGGTGCGAGTCGTTACGTCAGAGAGGACTTTCCACAAGCCGCCGAAAAGCGTGTAGATTTTGTTAGTCGAATCTTTCAACTGCACATCGTAATACCGCGTTCCTGCCGTGGCGTTGTCGGTGGTCAGAAGATCAAAATGGGAAATCCCACCCGCTGCGTTGCTGTGTGAGGTGACTTCCTTGCGAATGACGGCGGCAGAATCCGCATCGGTAAGCGCGTTCTTCACGGTCAAGAACAGCGTGGCTCCGACGAGGCTGTAGGCATTGCCGCTCGCGTCTTTGACCGCGACATCGAGGCGTCCGCTGTCGCCGCGCGTCCAGCAGAGATCGGCTTGTGAGGTGGTGCAGGCGCTCATTTGTTTCTGTCCCTCCAGGCTTTGCGAACGGTCAGCAGTCCCGCTATGAGTCCGAGCCCAAGCACTCCTAAGCGTGCGGCAGTCTCAAGGTGCGGCAGCAGGCTAACGATCACACTGCCGAGCGATGTCGAGACGCCGATAAGCGGACGCGAAAGGAAGTCGATGGGGTCGTGGAAGCTCATGTTCCTGTGATTGACAGCAAAATGCCGTTGCTAAAAGTCAGCGACCATCCCTGTGTGCCATCGCTGAGTTCAATGGTTCCGCTATAAGGTTGGTTCGTGTTTGTGCTGCCAGCCAACGCCCGCATGATGGTGACGTTGCTGGTGTTGGTTAGGGCTGGAAGTCCGAGGCTCAAATTTGTCCGGGTTTCGGCGGCATTTGTTGTTGTGCTAAAACTGATCGGCAGTTCGGCGCGGATGGTATTTGTCGCAATGTAAAATTGCCGCGTTCCGTTCACGCTGAAACCGAGATGGGGGCCAATGCCGAGTTGTGTTGTTGCAAATGTTCCAAATACGTTTGTGCCGATTGCGTAAGTCAGAGAGGGTGCTGCTGCCGATCCCGTGGCAAGGCCAAGCGCGGGAAATGTCACGCGCTGCGTGGCGACAACGGTATTGTTTGTGCTGTTGTAGGATAGCGTTTTGATGATCTGGCCGTAGCTGGTGGCCGCGCAGAGGGTGGCGAGGAGGATGGCGAGAAGAGTTTTCATGTTATTGCTTGGTTGCGGTCAGGGAACCGTCGTTGTCCACCGTGATCCGCCAGGTGGCGTTGTCGGGGGAGCGGAGATCAAACTGCGAAAGAACGGTGGCAAAGTTGGGAGCGCCTTCCGTGCCGCGAATGACATCGTTGTAAACCACAGCAGCCGTGGGCATCGTGCTGGAGGTGGTGCCGCTGACGCTCCACGAGACTTCCAGCTTGCAAGTGATCGAGTCGAGGGTGTCCACGGTGAACTCGGTTCCGAGTTCGGTCGTGTTCAGGTTAAGATCGAAAGTGTAAACCGTGCTGCTGCCCGCTCCTGTTTTCGTCCATCCGCTGTCGTTGGCAAGAAAGCTGCCCGCGTAGGTCTTTTTGAGGCCAATGGCCCCGGTTGCCTCCGCCCCAAGCTCGACCACGGCCCCGTTGCGGACAAATTGCACCTCAACAGGCACGATGTCCCGGCGAACGAAATAGAACGTGTTGACCCGCTGGGTGAGGACGGGCGAAACAACGGGTTCGTTGGTGTCGAGGTTAATGTAAACGCGCACGGAGGACTCCTGCCCTCGGCCTCTGTGTCAAAGCCCCGGCTGGTCAGACCATTTCGTCAGCGTAATCGTGATAGACTGCTCCCAGCCCTCGCCCGTTTGATACCCCATTTCGACAGGCGTTTTTGTCGCGGCAAAAGTCTGTGGCTCCCAAAGGGCGCTGCGGGCAAAAGTCCAATCATCCGGGGCCATCCAACTCGACGCGGGGGTCTGGTCGGTTGTTGTTGAGATGACGGAAATGTCCTGCAAAACGACTGTTTCCGGGTCGATGATTAACCAAATCGGAGCAATGACGGCATCGGACGCCTCTGTCTGGGTTGTCGTTTCGGTCGGCGTGTTGGGGTCATCGTAGACTTTCTCCACGGTTTGCGTCACCGAGTAGTCGCCCGCAATGGCCGATCGGTCGCAATACAACTGAAACCTCCTGATGTCTTGCGAGTCTTCTTCCATCGCTTCCATCCTGCGGGTGACAATAAACCTCTCAGGGGTCACATTTGTAATGCCTGGGCGGTTTGCTCTGTGTGGGTCGCAGTCGATTGTTATGCTTCCGCCACCGCTCCCACTGAGCGTTGTAGTTTCTGTGCGACCGGGCGGGTAGTCCACACGCTCGGCATCGACCGAAAATGACCAGTCAATCGTGGCTTGCCAAACAACCGGAAACGGAAAAACACGCCCGTAATAAAGCAACTCGATCGGCAAACAGGAAAAGATAAACATTAAGCCTGCCCCCAGAGGTTGATGAACCCGGCCCGAATGTAGGCCAAAGACGTTGTCACACTCTGGGCAAAGACGGCCACTTTGTCGGTCACTTCAAAAGTGCCGATCTCAAGGTAAAACTCAAAGCCTTCCTCCTCCTCTTCTGGCATTTCCTCGGCATGGTCAATCCACAGTGAGGTGATTTCGAAAGTTTCTTCCGCGATGGTCGCGCCGAGGAAAATGTAGCCCGTGTTCACGGTTAGCTCGATCACATACGGCGGCTCGTCTGCAACGCTCATGCCCTCTGGTCTTTCCCCGTTCACCGTGCCGTAACGGACACGCGCATAGACTGCGTCAGGGTTTTCGCCGCTTACTTGCGTCAGCTGGAATGGGTGGGTGGGTTGCGGGATGCGAGGTGTGGGAGCAGCAAGGCCGATCCACGTTTGGTTTCCGTCTTGCCTGACCGTAATGCCGCGCTCGCCCTTTGGCTTATTGCGTTTGATCTCTTGCAGGATTGTGTTGAGACGATCGGCAGACAGTTCGCGCAGGAGCGGCCTGTTGGGTAGAAATCGGATTTGCGCGAAGTCGGACATGGCCTAACTCCAACTGTAAAGGGCTTGCACGTCTTCCCACCCGCTGAAGCTCAAAGTGTATTCGCGGGTCACTTCGTAGCGCGTTCCGATGGGGTTGGCCGTAATCGCGGTGCAGATCCAAAAGGTTCCGCTTGGCGCGTTTAGCTCCGAGGGGTTGGCGACTTTGGCAATGGGAGACAGACTTGGCAGGCTGGATTCGATTTCCGAGATGCGCCCGACGACGGCCGGGGCAAGAAAGTATTCCGTGCCGCGCAGAAGGAAGCCGAACAGTTTGGTCTGCGAAGCAGTGTCAAAAGTTGGGTTTGGCGTTCTGTTCTCGATTGCCGTTTGGACTTGTTGAATTTGCGCCGTCGACATCCCCTCAAAAGTCGGGTGGTTGTAGATCGGCACCTCCCGCGTCCCACCCGTTAGCTCGATGCGCTTGCCGTATGCGTTGTAAGACGCGCCCCCCTCGCCGCCCTGCGAGTATTCGGCCACGGCGCGGCGGATGCCGCCGGGTTCTTCGCTGGCGCTGACCGAGGACAAGGGGAAGCCCTGTTCGGTGACGGGGATGTTGACCAGTTGCCCGTCTGTGGCGACATAAACCTTGCGGATGACCTTTCTGTCCCCGCTGTCGAGATACCCGCCGCCTGTTGTTTCGATTTGTGCCATGACTTATCCGTTGTTGCGGAGAACGATGGGTTCTCCATTTTCGAGGTTCTTGTTTACCTTCTGAAGCTCTCTGACCACTTGCTGCATTGTCTTTGCTGGGTCTTCTTTGCGGCGGGTGTCGAAAAACTCGTTTGAGGCGAAGCCGATGCGCTGGAGTTGGGAGGCGCCGAAGGAGCCGGTCATGCCGCTGGGCGCCACCGAGGCCATCGCCTTGGCCGCTTCCTCTGCCTGCTGGCGGGCGAAGTCTGCCGCATCGACGCGGAATCCGCCGGCGGCGGCATCGGCTGTGCCAGGGCCGAACTCGGTGCCGAGGGCGCGGCGGGCGGCCTCCTGCTCGCGCTCGAACTCGCGGATGCCTTCGATGCTGCCCGGGGATAATTGCTTGCCTGTGACGTTGCCTTTTTGCGTGCCTGATTTTTGGCCCGAAGAGGCGCCTGGCGTGATGTCCATGTCTTCGGGCGGGAGCATGGAGGGCGGCTTTGTCGCGGGGTCGGACCAGATGTCTTTGAGCTTGGTCTTTAGTTCGTCGGCTGCGCGCAAAGCGTTTTGAATTGGGGCGGCCCCGACTTGCGCGGCACCACCCATGACGTTGCCCCCCAAGATTGAACGCACCCCCAAGGCTGATTGCACAATCGTTCCGACAATCCCATCAACGCCGGCACGAATAGCTTCAAAGGATGAAAGAATGGCCTGACCGACGGGAATTAAAACGGGTCCAAGGGCGGCGGTTAATTGCTGGCCGAGTCTGGCAAATCTGTCGCCCACCTCATCGGCCTTGGCGATGATCTCGTCGCTGGCAACTTGCACCTGGTTGGCTTGCTCGAGAATGGCGGCCGAACCCTGTTGGAGCAGTGGGATCAGGTTGCGCTGCCGGGCTCCGATGATCGTCAGAACGTCGGCATATGCGCGCTGTTTGTCTCCCGACGCGACATAGGCATCGGCCAATTTGAGCAAGCCCTGAGACGCGTCCACGTTGCCAAGCTGTTGCGCTGAAAGCCCCAGCCTTTGCAACGCCTCAGCCTGCTCGCCTGTGCCGTCTTTTGCCGCCTGCACATTTCGCGTGAGTGTGGAAAGCGCCACCGCCACTTGCTCTATGTTGCTGCCGCTCTCGGAGGCCACTTGCCCAAACCGTTGCAGCGTCTCGGCCGATACGCCGAATTGCTGGCTGAGATCGTTGATGCGCCCGAATTGCTCAAAGGTGGAGCGGACAAATTGCCCGATGCCGATGCCGGCCAGAGCGCCGACAAGCGAGGAGCGGATCTCTGAGCCGATACCACCGAGGCCGCCGCCAATCGACTTGCCCGCCTCTTGGCCGAATTTGCGGGCATCGCCAAGCGCCTGCTGAAACCCGGTGCGGGTTTCGTTCTGCGCTGTGACTTTTACTCTTACGTCGCTCATGGGGCGGATGTTTCCTCGGATTTGGCCGCCCGCGCCTTGGCTCGCGCAATGGCAAGGCGTTCGCTGTCAGAGACTATGTCAAGGCGTGACCCGCTCTCTGTCTCGTAAGCGGCGGCCTCATACCATGTCGCGGCGCCGACGGGTGTGGCCCAGGCTTGCTCCTCGGTCATGCCGAGGCGCATGAGGCGCACGACGGTCGATATGCCTGACGGAATGGCGGACGGCTCGTGCCTTTGCTCGCCCGGCTTGGGCGATTTGTTCCACATTTGCGGAGGCGCGCAATAATCGGCAACGTAGGTTTTCCATCGCGCCACCTCGGCCACAAAATCCAATTTGCGGCACTTCCATAGGCGGCAGCGCCACCCATCCATCTGCGGCAAAGCCAACGGCGGGCGTGAGCAGATCCACGCGGCAAGGCGCAAGTCGGCTTCGCTGCCGAGCTCGCCGTGGTAGAAGGGTGAGCCGATGGCCTCGAGGGCGAAGGCATGGCCCAGGGAAAGCGGACGCATCCGCAGGCCACAAACCTTGTGTGGCGCGTTGAGAAAGGATTCTGCCGCGAGCGCGTCCATAGGGCGCTGTCGCGGATTAAGTTCCGCTGAAGGCTACGGATGTGACCGTTTTGCGGGCGTAGTCCGTATTGCTGATGCGAAGCTCAACGCGGATGGTCGAAGAAGAGGAATGGTCGCCCGTGGTAAGGGTGCTGCCATCGAGGGCGGCTGTGTTGATGGCCGTTCCGCGAATGGAAGTCTTGACCACATCGCCCGAGGTTTCCGACTTCTCGGCCGAAAGCGTGGTGAAGCTAATGCCGGCAAGGCTGAACGTGCTGGCCGTGAACGCCCCGAGGATGGTGGCCGACGCCTCCACGCGGGGGTTGTAGAAGCGAACGGCCGGCGGCGCGGTGTTGGCGCTGCCGCTTTCGATCAGTTGCTCGTCTACTTGGGCGGTCAAGGTGGCGTTGAGAACGTCATCAGATCCAATGGCGTAGCCGCCGAAGGTCGTTCCCACTGTCTCGGTCGTGGTTTCGGTGCGGACGTATTTGGAAATGATCGTTGTCGTGACGCCGTTTTTGTCGGCCACGAGCAATTTCTCAAAAGTCTTGGAGGTCTGGACGGAGAATCCGCCAGTTACGCCGTAAGTAATCGCCATGCCCTCGGGGGCGATGTCAATTTTGCTGGCAATAGAGGGTCACGGCCAACACGTCCACGATGCGGTTGTCGGATCGGTCGATCGTGTGGCCCGTCTCGAGCATCCCGGCTACAGTGACGTTGGCCGAGGTGTAGTCCTGGGCCACGAGGTCGCGCAGGGTGTCCTGCACCTGACGCACGGCCTCGTCGTGCGTTGTCGCGTAGATGCCGGGGGTGATGACGTGGATGGTGACTTGCGCGGACCAGCGGGCCAGTTGCGGGAACGGACGCTCGGCGGCCAAACACGCGGCCACGATCCGGCGCTCTGGCACGACGTTTTCCGAATAGAAGGGATAGACGGAATAATCGTCGGTGACGGCCGACGGGAGCTCGGTGCCAAGGTGGGCGCTGACGATCTGCTCGATCTCGTGCCGCAGGCTGTAATTCTGCGGCGTGGCCGTCGGTCCGGTCGGGGATGTGGCGATGCGATCTCCTGCGATAAGGCTGATGCGGATGGTGTCGGTCTGGATGTTTGGCTCGGCCTCGGCGGCAAGTTCGACCAGATGCCAGCCGTAAAGCGTGAAGTCCGTTTGCGCGCCATTGATCGAGGCCAGCGCGGCGTTGGTATTGGTATCGTCCAGCCTGCGGGACAAGGTGGCCACGCGGTTCTTGTGGGCGGTCTGCCACCCGGGGCCACCATTGGCCGCCGACATGACGGAAAAGTCCATGCTGACGCGGCTGGCTGCCCTCACACCGCCCTCGAGGAGCTCCGCGCCGGCCGAGGCCACGATGACGCACGGCAGGGCCAGAGGATCGGCGGGCACGGCATGACGGATGGGAACGCCCGAGAGGCTGGTCCCGCTCACGCCCGAGACGAGCCAAGTGGCAAAACTGGATTCGAGTTCGCGGTGGATCATGCGGCGGTCTGGAGCTTGCCGAGTTCGGCGTTTAGTTTGTTTTGGATGTCAGCCTTCATGCGGATGACGCGCCCGCGCAGGGTTCGGGCCATGACCGAGCGGAGACTGCTGCCGATGCCTGGCGTGGAGTTGATCGCCGTGAAAGCAGGGCTTTCTTGGTCGAGTTCGTTGAGAAAGCTGCCGTTGTTGCGGAAGTTGCGGGACACAAACTTGGGCAATCCCGTAATGCTAAGAGCGCGGGCGGCGGCCACCCACCCCGCTTTCATGGTGCCGACGTTCTTTTGCTTCTGTTTGATGTAGGCGGCCACGGTGCCGCTTTGCAGCACGACTGCAGACCATTGGCGGCGGGACACAAATTTGCGGTTGTTCTGCCGCGACTTGTGGATCGGGTGCGTGCCGGCCGCCGGGAGGGATTGGATGATGTCGGTCACGCGACCGAGGCGACTGCTCTTTAGATCAATCTCTGTCGGGCGGCTTTGAACGTAGGAGCGCACGCGAACCGTCTTTCCCTTCTGGTTGCGTTGGTGGGCTTTGGTGCGGAAGTTCTTTTGCATTGTCCCGTTTAACAATGCCTTGGCTTTTTCGTGGTCTCCTTCGCGGATGTAGCGATTAAAAGCGGTTCCGGCTCCGCGCACATTGGAGTATTTGAGGATTTTTTTGACGTTGGAGAGCGACCCAAAGACGCGAGAAATGTCGCGGCGCACGGCGTTTTCGCCCTGCTGCTGTCCTTTGGGCGGTGGCGTGTAGGGGATTAAACCCTCGTCGCGGCCCGATCCGCTGCCTCGAATAATGAGCGCGGCCTGCTGCTTGACCACGGATCGAAGCGAACGCTTGGTCACATTGGCAAGCTGTGGGATCAGCCGGCCGAACTTTGAAACATCTACCGTGATTTCCACGGCTTTACTCCGCCAGACCGCCAGCCGTGATTTCAATAACAGCCGCATCTTGCGAAACGCCGAGCACTTGTAGCTCGATGTCTCGAACGGTAATGCGGCTCCAGATTGTCGGGACCGATACCTCGGTGATTCCCATAGCTATGCAGCGTTCAAACTCCGAGCGCGGAATCCCAAGTCGAACCGAGCGCACCTGGCGAACACCACCCTCGGCCAATTCATCGCGGGAATCCATGTCGCCCACCACGGCTTTGAGCGCGGTGCTTCCGATCGTGACAACCTCGCCGCCCACGTCCGCGATGGCGGAAACGCCGAGAATGTGCGCGGTATCTAACTGGTTCGCCATGCCCTAACCCTGCGAGTCAAAGGCGTCGGGGTTGCGGCGGCGGAATACTTCAAGGCCGAACTTGTAGCCCTCTGAGCTATTTTCTATGGCGTAGATGTCGTCGGTTGGGACGGCCGGATTGAAAAATGGATGCTCGTGCCGCAGGACAATGTCGCTTGGCACGATCCATCCGTTCTTTTTGGCCCGGTGCGTGAACTCGTTGTCGCAAAACACGCCCCGATATTCATCGCTAACAATGCCCCCGTTGTGATTCATGGCGCGCAGGGTCGGGCGTGTGACGCAGAACGTAATCAGCAAATCGTCGTTTCGGTAGCCGTCGCCTACCCGGAGAACGGCCGGCCTGTTGAGGTGATTTGCAAGCGCCTTCCAAATGAGTTCGTCCCAGAAAAGGCAGGGTTCCAGATCGTCTTGGATTGTCAGGATGATTTTGCCGCTACTTGCGCGCACGGCGGCATTGTAATTTTGGACGAGCGTTCCGCCCACGGCGTCCAGGTTGCCGGCGGCAGACTGCGCATGGCGGAATCGACCCAAGATGTCTGCCGTTTCGGTATCGTCGGCCGAAAACCCAAAGATGTATTCAATGGCCTGCGGATCTTTGGCGGCCTCGAGCCACTTCTTGCGCGTCTCGGCGGCCTGCAACGGGCGGCCGCGCGTCGGGTGGCACACGCTAATCTTGCCGCCGCACTTCTTGAACCACTCAAGCTCGAACTTGTCGGCCTTCTCGGTATCGCCGTTGGCGCGCAGGCAGCAGGCATACAGCCCCACCCCGCCGAAACCATAGACCACCGGGCGGTGCGTCCACGGCACCACGTCGGGCACCGGGATCGCCATGAAAGCGCGGGCATAGGCCAAGGCATCTTGCGGCTCGTTGTTGTCGAGCGACACGGCAGCCAGTTGGGCCAAGGCTTCGCGGCGCCACGGGCTCACTTTGTAGGCTTCATGCAGGAGCGACTTTTTCGGCGCGAAGCCGTGCGTCCGCATGGCGAGTTGAAGGTAAAGCTCGTAACGCTCGTTATCGTCCAGCCCTGGCGTTTTGAGAGCCTCGACCGCGTAGGCCATGCCGTTCTCGTCATCCTTGAACCCGAAATGCTCGAGGCTCGCGTAGAAAAGCCAACGCGGGTTTTTGTCGAAGTCGGGAATGGATGAGATGATGCGCCAGTTGCGCTGGTTGCCCTGCTTGCCGTCGGCCTCGTCTTTGTGCGAGTCGGGCGCGTGGACGATGCGGCAGTCCTCCCAGCGGACGTGGCCGTCGCCCGATTTGTCCACCGGCTCGAGGTGTTCATGCACAGGGTCCGCCCAGACGGCCGTGCCGCGCCGCCAGATGCGCTCCCGCAGGAGATTAAGGCCGTTGTTGGTCAGACGATAAGGAACGAGCGCCAGCGTAGTTTCTGGGGCGGTAATGCGTAGATGCTCGCGGATGATGTCAGCGCTCTCGGGCTCGAGGATGTCATCGGTGTCGGCCCACATGAGCCACTCGTGGCCGTCGGCCTCGGCCATGTCGGCGGCCATTTGCCGGGCGGCGCCGAAGTTGTCCACATGGTCCCAGAATTGGTGCGCCTCGGCGTTCTTGTATTCGCCGACCTTGCACCCCATTTCGCGGGCGATGTCCAGGGTCTTGTCTGGATCTCGGCTGCCGCAGGCGCGGACGATGTAGATGTGCGGCGTGAGCCGCTGGAAGGATTCGATAAACCGCCGGACGTAGCTCTCGCAGTTGCCCGCAATCGCCACCAGCGCCAACGAGGGCTGTGTGTTCTCCATGCGGGCACGGCATTTTTGTCAACCGCACCAAAAGCAAAACCCCGGGGCAGATGCCCCGGGGCGCTTGAACACACAAACCAGTGCTTAGGCTTTCTTCGCCAGAATCTTGAGACCGGCCGTGATGCCGTAGGTGAAGCCGCCGACCACCTCGAAGTTGAGGAAGTGGGTTCCGTTCGCCGTGTTGTAGTGGCGACGATACCCGAGACCAATGCCGCTGACGGGATCGACCACCGTGCGGGCTTCGAGGTATTCGCTCGGAGCCTGCGGCTGAAGGGTGCGGATTGCCACGGCGATGGCCGAAGGATGCACCGCGAAGCCGGCGAGAGTGATGCTGGTGCCGACGTTGGTGGCCGGGATCAGGGTGCTCTCGAAGACGTTCATGCCAGCCAGACGGCGGACCTGACCCTCGCGGATGCCTTCCGAACCGAAGTTGAGGTTGGCGAGGATGTTGGTGCTGTCGGACAGGAGCGCGTCGTAAGCGTCGGGCTCGATGAACAACGCGCGGTCATTCTGAGGAGCTTTGGCTTTGGTGAGCTCAAGGCGGGCTTTGCGGACATCCGCCATGCTGAAGCTGGCCGAGGTGAAGGAGGCGACCGCCGCGCCGAAGTTGGCGGTGGTGATCAATCCCCAGCACGAAGCGATGAACGCCTGGGCAACCGCGCGGCCCTGCTCTGCGCCGATCTCGGACAGCATTTGCGGGGTGAGCGCGCTGGATTTGCTCCATTGCGTGTCGGTGAAATCGACCGTGGACAGGAAGTGCTTGTCGATGGTGACTTCGCGGGCCGTGAGGGTCACGTCGCCGTCGGCACCTTCGTAAGTGTTGTTGAAGGTCGAAGCCGTGATCGAGGAGATGAGCGGGATGCTCACGACCTCACCCTTGCGGGCGGCCTCGGCGTTGTAGTTCACGCTGAACGCATTCAGCGGATGGAGGGAATCCACGAACGCTTTGAGGGCGCTTGAGGAGATGATGTCGTCGTTCAGACCAGTGATGGAGGCCATGATGAGTTATTTGTTGGATTGTTTGAGCTTGGAGATGAGCGCGAAATCGCCGGCCTCGAGGGCTTTGCGGACGATTTCAAATTTGGTGGAGCGATCGCCCGAGGCGTAAGCCTCTTCGACGGAGACGGCGGAGCCGTTGCCCGTCACGGCGTTGTCGCCGCGAGCGGCGAGTTCGACTTCCAAAACGGAGAGCTTGGAGGTGACGGCTTCGAGCTTCGCGGCGAGTTCAGCGGCTTTGCTGTCCTCGACGGGAGCGGGAGCGGGTGCTTCGGGTGCCACTTCGGCTTTTTCTTCAAAAGCGGCTTTGATCTCGGCGCGGAGTTCGGCGGCCATCGCTTCGATGGCGGCCTTCGCGTCGAACTGTTCAGGAGCGGATTTTTGATCCATGCCCTTTTCTGCGGTGTCAACCGCGACCGGCTTTTCGGCCTGCGGCAACGCGCGAAAAACTCCGTCGGGATTGGCGGCCGGGCGCGAGACAAGGTCCACGCTGACCAGTTCCGAAACGCGCGCCAGGCGGGTGCCGTCTTCGTTTTCGTCAGGCGTTCCGCTGAAGGTCATGCTGAAGCCGACGCGCTGCGGGGCTTTGGTCAGGATCTCGGAATAGAAAGACGCCTGGGGGTGTGAGCCGAGGAGCTCGAGGTCCGCGCGCAGTTGGTCTTCCTCGATGCGGAAGTTGGCGAGAAAGCCGATCAGGCTGTCGATGCTTTCGTCGTGATCGACAAACACTTTGACCGGGCTGCCCACTTGGCCGGCCGCTTCGGCCTGCAACAGCGTCACATCGTCCACCAGCATGGCATGACCGAGCGCCGGGCCAACGGTGGCGACGGAGATGCCTTCAAATTTTAGCGCGTCCATACTCGGACGGGCTCATGTCAAGCAGTCGGCTTTCCGACCTTCTTCCGGCGATAGAGGCGTTTGCGTTTTTTCGGCAGTGCCAATTCGGTCGGTTGGGTAGGTTCGGAAAGTTGTGGCGGTTCGGCGGCCGGCGCTTCTTCTTGCGGGAGAATCTCGGCCTGCGGCTGCGGTTGCTCCACGCCAATGCTGACGCCGAGCGATGCGGCAAATTCACGTTCGGCGGCAATCTCCGACACCGCCTCTTTCCAGTCGATGCCCTGCTCGCCAAAGAAATCGGAAAGCGTCATCAGCCCGGCCTTCACATCGTCCCGGCGTGCGGCGGCCTCGCGGCCAACGTCCACGGTAATGGAGCGCGGGGTCTGCCAGCCGACGTTGCGCCAGTTGGGATTCATCGGAAGCTCGCGGCGGCGCATGGCGTTGGCGATGGCGTAGCCCCACAACTTATTGAGGAAGGCATTGATCAGGACATCCTGGCGGCCCGCAAAACAACGCGCGGCTTTTTGAATGATAAATCTTTGCGCGACACCTCCGACAGCGGACGTGTCCCAAACAAACTCATACGGCAGCCCGAGCCCGATGGCCGCCGCGCGGATGTATTGCTCGAGGTGCTTGTCGAGCTTCTCGTTGGGGCGGTTCATCTGGAAGCTCTGGATGTCTTCCGTGGTCTTGAGGCGCGGCACCAAACCACCGCCGAACATGGATTCGCGCGTCAGGTTGCCGTTGCTGTCTTTGCTCAGATCGCCAAAGAACCCTTCGGCGCCGATCGTGCCGCTGTTGTTTTTGATGACCAGGCCGATGCTGCTGCCTGCCTTGGCCGCCATCATCTCGAAGCGCAAAAGCTCGTCGCGGTCCAAGATGGAGTTGAGCGCCACACCGACGGCTGGATAGCCGCGCACCTGATCGGCGCGCTCGGGCTCAAAGACGTGAAGCATGGCCTCGGCTTTGATCTCCCGATGCCGGCGGGGGTATTCGTCGCCTTCTCCGATGAAGTAACTGAGCGGACGCTGGAATTTGTCTAGCTTCACGCCATCCACCACGCCGCCGTTGTTGGCCGCCGTGTCGGGCGACTCGATGCGGTGGGCTTCGACAATCTGGACGGCGGGAGCGCCGTCTTGCCGGGCGGTGAGGATAGCAAAGATTTCGCCGTCGCGGTCGATGGCCTCCGAAACCAGCATTTGCAGGCCGCGCATATCGTGGCGGCCACTGATCTCGGGCTGCCGCGACCAGTTTTCCCACCATGCCTCGGCCGCATCGTCCCACTCCTGATCCCCGGTCATGGCCTGCGGACGGATGCCGATGCCCGAGCCGACAGAATACAGAGCTTTATCCCTGACAGCCCCGCGCACAATGGCGTTGTTGTAAAAGCATTTGCGGCTTAACGCCATCAGGCGCGTGCGGTCATAGGAGGAAAGATCGACCTTGCTATCCTGCGCCTGCGCGTAGACCCAGCCGCGCTCCTCGCTGCGGTGGTTCACGGCTTCGATCATGCGCGAAAAGCCAAAGCGCGCGGCGAGACGGTCAACAAAGCTGGTGTTTTTGGCCATTAGGTGCGGTTCGGAAAGCGGACTTGGGTGACGCGGCTGTTGCCCACCGTGCCGGCATTGATCGCCAGCGCCGTCTCAATCAGGCCGAGCATATCCCAGGCGTTGTAGGTTTGCTGAAGCGTGACAGAGCGGCCGCCCACGCTGCTTGACACAACGAACGCTTGCGAAGCCCCGCCCGCAAGAATCTGCGCTTTGCAGGAGGCTTTCAGTTGGGACAATTCGCTGGCCGTGAAAACGGAGGCCAGCATCGAGGCGTCGGTCATGCCCTCGGTCTTTGTGTCAAGGAGTGGCGTTGGTTGCCTTGAACTGCGCCATGATCGAATCAATCAGCACGAGGGCCATCTTTTCGCAGTCGGCAAGGTGGTTCGGCCCGAGGCGTTGCCACTTGGACTCCCCGTCTTTCTCGATGAGCGCCTCGCCCTGCAACTGGCCGACGTAGTCCTTGGCGATGTCCCGGGGCAGATACCACCGCCCCCGCCCGTCCCGCAGGATGTCGTGATAGAGTCGGGCCTGCCAGAAGTGCGCGTCGAATTGCACGGCCCACAGCACCGCGCCGGCCGACACGATTTGCTGGAACTTGTAGGGCTCGCGCAATCCCTGGCTGACGGTTCGCCCCTTGGCTGCGACAAAGAGCCCGCCCGACTTGGCAACGAAATCGTAGACGCCCGCCGGGGTCTTGGCCGCGTAGCCCGCGTCCACGATGCCGCGATAGCACTTGTAGTGCTTGAATTTGTCCATGATCCCGTCCCATCCGACCATCGCCCCGTAATCGAGGAGGTAGCTGCTGCCGTCTTCGTGGAGCTCGCGGACAATCCACCACATTTCCGTCTGGCCCACGTCGATGGACATGAGGCGGCCGATCATCTTGCCCTCGGGCGCGGTGCCTATCATGTAGCGAGGCGAAGCATCCACGCGGTCGCGGATCATGGCCGTCGTGATGAGCGCCCCTTGCGGCTTCCACGGTTCGGCCATCTCCCGGTTCAAGAAATCCTGCAATCCGCCCGGGGCTTCGTAGTCCTGCAAATACTTCACGGCCAGATCAGGCCAAGTGCGCCAGGGCGAGTAGAGCGAGGAGAGATGATAGCTGCGGCGGCCGGCCTCGGCG